CAGGAATTCAACAAAGCTGGCATTCAGATGGATCGATTGAATGATGAAGAATCAGATCTAAAAAATAAGATTCATCTGACTACCATGGAGCTAAACAAACAAAAAGAATCCTTGGGCAAACATACAGAAGCCCAAAAGAAATACGAAAAGATGCAAGAACGCATGGGCAAAGCCAATGATATGGCTAAAAAGGGACTCATGATTGCAGGTGCTGGTGCAGCTGCTTTAGCAGTACCAGTTAAAATTGCCATCGATTATGAATCAGCCATGGCAGACGTGGCCAAGGTCGTGGATGGCCTGAAAGATGAAGCCGGCAAAATCACACCGGCTTATACAGCCATGTCCAATCAAATTCTTGAAATGACCACACGCCTTCCAATGGCGGCCAAAGATATTGCAGCCATTGTTGCCGCTGGCGCTCAGTCAGGTATTGCCAAGAATGAACTTATTGGCTTCGCTGAATCTGCAGTAAAAATGGGTGTGGCATTTGACATCACTGCAGATCAGGCAGGTCAAAGCATGGCAGAAATGCGTGCAGCATTCAAAATGACCCAGCCACAGGTCATTGCCTTAGCCGACCAGATCAACTATCTCGGCAATACATCACCAAATAAAGCTGACAAGATTATGGAAGTGGTGCAGCGTATTGGTGCTCTGGGTGAAGTCGGTGGTTTTGCTTCCAGCAGTATTGCTGCCATGGCTGCATCTCTGACTTCCGTTGAACCTGATGTTGCAGCCACTGGTATTAAGAATATTATTCTGGCAATGACCAAAGGCGAATCAGCAACCAAAGGACAAGTCGAAGCCTTTGAAAAACTAAAACTGAAATCTACTGATGTTGCTAAGAACATGCAAAAGGATGCTGAAGGTACCATTGCAACGGTACTGAAAGCCATCCAGAAACTACCAAAAGAAGAACAGGTGGCTGTAACCAATAGCCTGTTTGGATCTGAAGCACTACCAGTAGTCATGCAGTATTCACAAGGTCTGGATACACTGACCAAGAATCTGAATGCTGTATCAAGTGCATCAGTCTACGCTGGATCAATGGAAGCAGAATATGCAGCACGCGCTGCAACTACAGCCAATAATATTCAATTGGCCAAGAACCAGATGGCGGCCTTAGGCATCACCATCGGCAATGTTTTATTGCCTGGTGTCAATTCCATGATTGGCAGTTTCAATGGTGTTATGAGCTCAGTTCAAAAATGGGCACAAGCGAATCCTGGTCTAGCATCAGGTTTAGTCAAAGTTGCCATTGGAGCCATTGCCATTGTTGGTGGATTATCTGCCCTATCAATTGGCTTAATCACAATCTTTGGACCAATGATGATGGTTGGTCGTGCATTTGGTGCAGTTGCTTTGGCTGCCAAAGGTATGAGCATGGCGTTACTGACCAACCCAATTACATGGATTGTCCTTGCCATTGCTGGTGCTGCCCTGCTGATCTATAAGAATTGGGCCCCGATCTCAGCATTCTTTGTCGGCATTTGGAACACCATCAAGACGGCATTCAATGGTGGTATCACCGGAATTTCAGCACTGATCATCAATTGGAGTCCAATCGGACTGTTCTATTCAGCATTTGCAAAAGTACTGTCATGGTTCGGTGTGGATCTTCCAGCGAAGTTTACCGGCTTTGGTGCCATGATTTTAGAAGGGCTCAAGAACGGTATTTTATCCAAAGTAAATGCCGTAAAAGATGCTATCACAGGTGCTGTCAGTGGCGTGATTGATAAAGCCAAGGGCATTCTAGGCATTCATTCACCCTCACGTGTCTTCATGGGCATTGGTGGCTACACCATGCAAGGTATGGCCAACGGTATTGCCAATGCCAATGGATTACCGATTGCAGCAACATCCACCGCCACACAAGGTGTGGTCAACACTGCTGCCCAAACTAAGCCAGTCAAACCCATCAATGTTGGTCGCAATAACCCACGTTCATATATCAGCCAAGACACGATTGAAGTGCATATTCATGTCAAAGATGGATCCGTGGTTAAAGGAACGGCTGAAGCAATGCGTCAGGAACTCCAGCGAGTGGCTGAAGAACAGCAGATGAAAAAACGTAAATTTTTAACAGACACGGAGTAAAGACACATGATGATGGCTCTAGGCTTGTTTGTCTTCTCATTACGAACAGCGTCATATCAAGAACTGCAACGTGTCACCAATTGGCGACACCCTTCAAATAGCCGTGTCGGGGACTCCCCTGCCTATCAATTTATTGGTAAAGGTGAGGATGTCATTACACTCAAAGGTGTGATTTACCACGAATTGACAGGAAGTCGTGCCACATTGGACACCCTCAGACAAATGGGGGATACAGGCAAGGCATATACCTTAATTGAAGGCACAGGCAAAATTTATGGCTTAGTCATCATCAATGATTTAGATGAAACCAAAACCTATTTCTTTAAAGATGGTGCAGCACGTAAAACTGAATTCACTTTAAAACTGACCATTGTACGCGATTGGCAACCGACCTTATTAGGCACCCTGATCGGCATGGGTATTGGCGCACTGAATAGGATTCTATAATGCTGAATAAAGTCATGAACGTCGTTGGTACGGCATTAAATTCTGTTGAAAAAATGACGGAATATCCTTACCCAATTTTTCGAGTTGAAGTCGATGGTGTCGATATCTCATCCCTTATGGCTTCACGTTTAATGTCACTGAGTATTAAAGACAATCGTGGGCTTGTGGTGGATTCAGTGGACATCGAATTGAATGATGCAGATGGCATGCTCAGTATTCCACCCAAAGGTGCCATCATTCAGGTCTGGCTAGGTTGGTCCAATACTGGTTTATTTGACAAAGGCAAATACAAAGTCGATTCCACATCCCATCGTGGCGCACCAGATGTACTTAGTATTTCTGCCATGGCCAATGATGTATCAGAAGGTTTAAAACAAAAGCGTGAACGCAGCTGGAGCGACAAAACCATTCAAGAAATATTTGAAAAAGTCGGTGCTGAATATGAACTGAAAGTCATTGTTCATGAAAAATTCGCATCAAAAAAAATTAAATACATTGCCCAGAATGAATCTGATGCAAATCTCATTACACGTATTGCCGATGAAAATGACGCAATTGCCACAGTGAAGAATGGACATTTGATTTTATTACCACGTGGCGCAAGTCAAGCGGTTTCAGGTTTAGATTTGCCACGTGTGCAAATCACCAGAAATAAGGGCGATCAGCACAACTACACCAATGGCACAGGTACGGACAATATTACAGGTGTCAAAGCCTATTACTACACTGAAAACAAAGCCAAGAAATTGCATGTGGTGGTCGGTGACAGTGAAGACAACATGAAAGAGATCCGCTATGTGCATCGGGATAAAACCACCGCTGAACTGGCAGCCAATGCGGAATACAATCGTTGCAAACGTACTGCCCAAAAACTGACATATACCTTGGCATTTGGTGATCCAACTTTAATCCCTGAACAGGAATTTGAATTCATTGGCTTAAAAACTGAAATTGATGACATTATCTGGTTAGGAACAAACGTCACCCATTCACTCAATGACAATGGCTTCACCACATCAGTTGAACTTGAAGTGCAGCTGCCCGATGCCGATGATGTATCGACACTGTTTGAAGGCAAAGAAGAAAAGACTGAAGAAGAAAAAGAAAAGTCCAAAACCAAAAAGCGCACTGGTAAAAATTATGCAGATTATACCGGTGTCATTGCCTATTACAGCGAAGGTGGCAAGTCAGTCAAAATCACCTCAGGTGATCAAAGCAAGCCATTAAAGTTGACTCACGTCTACAAATCGAAAAAGACCGCAAACAATGCCGTAAAACGTGAACAAGAAAAAATAGACAAAGCCAAAAAATAGGACAAAAAAAATCCTGACTTTGGGGTAGAGTCAGGATTAAATGGGTAAAAACAAAATAACGATATTTAATAACTTTTACAATAGAAACTTTAGATATAACGTAATTTTGTTGTATATTTGTTGAATATTATTTATTCAGCAGAGGCAGCAAAAAAATGTCTAAACCAGGACGTACGATAAGTAATAAATGCCCTCATTGCGGCGAATCTCTTTGGATCCGTTCAAGCGAACAAGTCGATCCACTTTTAAAACGGTTATACGGTCAATGCACCAATTTACATTGTGGTTTTACAGCTCAAGGTTTTTTAACTTGGGATGCTGAACTATCCCCTTCTGCAATGCCAAACCCTGAAATTCATCTTCCTAAGTCATTAGCAAAACAAGGAAAAGGGGGAGCATGTGTCTGACCCAATTGACCGCGCACAAGAAAACCAACTAAACCAAGTCAACATCAAGCCACGTGATTACAGCACACCATCACTTGCTGAATGTGAAAAATGCGGTAATGACATTCCACCAGAACGACAAAAGCTAGGTGCAGTCACTTTATGCATTGAATGTAAAAGTTTGGAAGAACGCCATGCCAATCGTTATCGCTGATACATCAGATCCAATCGAATGCCCCTGCCCTGAATGCAATCACAAGATTAATAAGCAAAGGAAAAATAAAAATGGACCAACAAACTGCACTGATTTTAATTGTTGTAAACCTATTGGCTGCCGTGGTACTCATCATCTGGTACTTGTTCGACCGTTATACCAAACGCATTGAAAGCTTAATTCAGCAAAATAACAAACCAAGCTGTGCATTTATTCAAACACAAACCAAGCGTAAAGGATAAAAATATGTGGCTCTATCCTTTTTTAGTCGGTGCTATGCTGGGTGTGATCGGCAGTGCTTTATTATTTCTACACACAGTAGGATGGTTTTAAAAAAACGGTTATAATAACAACAGGATGACAGCAGAATAATCAATATGCTGTGCAGGGCTTGACCTGATCAGGCATCCTTTAAAAGCCCCACTTGGGGCTTTTAATTTATATAGAGGGCATTCAATGAAAAAGTTTATCGCAGCAGTGGCAGCAGCTTTTATTTCCGCATGCAGCAGTACACCAGAATATCAAACAGTAGAAGTGACCGCAGATCAATTTGGGGACAAATGGCCACTGACTGTGGATAAAGGAACCCTACATTGTGAACCACCAACACGCATTGTATTTACTGCACCAGATGGTCAGAAGTATGGTGTGAACGGATCAGCATCAAATGATTATGTGACCATTATTGAAATCACCAAAGATACAGAAAATATGGGATACAAATTCAAAATGAGTCCAAATATCCTCATTGATGAAGGTATGAAGCTTTGTGAGCCATCGAAATAATAAAAAGCCCCTTTGGGGGCTTTTTATTAATCAATTAAGATATATTTATCCCTAAACAAGGGTTCTACTTTTTCAATTATTTCCTGGGCTAAAATTATTCTTTCCGGATTATTAAGCAAGTCATCTGCATAAAAAACAAAAATATGTCCTTCTTGCTTAACATCACTAATCACCAGGGTTTCATCATCTTCAATAAGCTTATCTACTTCTGCATTTACCAGTTCCAGTAATTGTTTCTTAGTTATAGCTTGCATCCTTTTACCTCTCAATTTTTTATAAAGTCACTTGACGCGCAAAGTGATTCACTGATACAGTTTTAATACTACAGCAAAATCTGTGGTCAGGCGTAGGAACCTGAAATATTTGACATAAGGCGCAAAAAGTCCGCCCACGGGCTATTTTTTTGCGTAAAATTCGGCTATGCCTTTTATGGCAGGCTGGATGGTGAGATCGCACAGGCGATTTGCCGTTCCTTATGTCACGGTATTCCTACCGCCATTCAGTCTGCCACCATTACCGTAGGAAGTAATGGTGTCAAGTTTCAAAACTGACATAAGGAATTAGCAAATGAAACAGTTCGCTTCTGCACATTCGTGCACTCAAAAAAACGTACGTGAACACTCCCCTATTTACGACCTAGCAGCGTATGAACAACGCCAGCGCAAACTTAAACGTAAACAAATTTTTAAAAACATCTTAGACACCACCGTGTTCTTTTCAGCATGTTCTATCGTCTTCTCATTATTGTTTTGGGGAGTATGAGCCATGAATACACAATCCAATAACGATGTTCGCGAAGAAATTTTGATCAACCTGATTGAGTTAGATCATCGTTTAAGCTTTTTAAGCAAAGTTGAAGTTTCCAGTGGGGAAGTTTTGAAACGTGAAGAATTAAATGCTTTGTTTAGCTCATTTAGTAGGGATATGAAAAAAATTATCGATTCTTTCCAAAGCATAGTTTAAAAGAAAGCCCTCATTTTGAGGGCTTTTTTATAATTTTACGATTATTTTTTGACTAGAAGACATAATCTGTCGCACTGGGTATCTTGATGACCTTCCTCTTTTCTATCTTTTCAATACAATGTTCAATGTTACTAAAGGAGGATAAATGTCGAACAATACCGTAAACAACAATGATGACCAAAACGAAGAAACGCTAATTGAATTAATTCACTTAAAAAACTGTCTAGGTTTGATGAGTAAAATGAAAGTCCAGGAAGGTGAACAGATTGACGCAGCAGAGATCAATTCACTATTCACCACAATGCATGCTCAAGTAAATAAAATAATTAAAAAAATTGAAATGTCATTGTAAAAAAAATGCCACCTAATCGGTGGCATTTTGCGTTGCATAGGCTTTGGCCATTCCGAGAAAACCTATTTTCGCTGTATCGTTTTTTAGTGACCGATAAGCAGAAATTACTTGGTGCTCATCTTCACTTAATTCCGTAAATCGTACCCCAAACGTCACATAGAACGTATCAAATCCCGCATCTTGCAAAACAGTTAATTGGTTCTGATTCAACGGATCGCCTTGCTTTTCATAACGAACAATAGAACCTACAGCAACGTCCAATAACTCAGCCATGGCTGGTTGAGTTAGCTTGAGACGCTTACGTTCCGCCTTTAAGCGCGCCCCGCGCTCCAAAAACTTATCATTAATCGACATTTTATCCCACCAAAGTATTGAAACTTTCGATTTATCGTAATATTATCCAGTAATACAGTGATTCACTGATGCTCTATCAACATTTTAAGGACTTGCTATGAGTAATGTCGAAAGCAGAACAAAAGCAATCATCACACACACAACTCCGAACCGTCATCAGTTCCTGAGAGTCTGCGCTGCTGAAGCAGGAATGACAATTTCCAGCTTTACAGAAAAACTCATTTCTGAAGCTTTATCGAAAGTTGAAAAATCTGACAACCCATTTTCTGAAGCCAAAAATAAACAATAAGCCCCTGAAAAGCTTATTAGTTTACTTAATTCAAGCTAAGAGTAAACAGAATGACAACACTTCAAGAACTTTGTATAAAGCGAAAGAATCAAATTTCGAACCGCAATGGTACAGAAGCCTTACGCAATCGTATAGCACAACTTAAAACTTTGTCCGGTGAAGAACGTCAACGCTTTGCTGAAAAATTAAAAGGCTATATCGAAGCCTTATTTGAACACCAAATCATTACATTCCAAGACGCAAAGGACTGGGAATGGATTGTAGACAGCAACGTAAAAGGACTTCACTAATGTCTGATATGAAACACCGCATCATTGCCCGTCTTGAACAAATGTTCAGCTTCAAGACACGTGGCGAATGGTTCCGTGAAGGTGTCTGCCCACAATGCGGTAAAAAAGAACTTTATACCCATGCCCACAACCCACGTATCGTGAAATGTGGTCGTCTGGTCAAATGTGGCTATGAAGAACACGTGAAAGATATTTGTGACGATCTATTTAAAGATTGGTCTGAATATCACCCACAAACCGACACCAATCCAAACGCTGCAGCAGATGCATTTTTATCTGAAGGTCGTGGTTTCGATCTTAAAAATTTAATTGGTAAATATACCCAGCAGTTCTATACAGATAAAGACAGCAAAGAATCATCAGCAACTGTTCGCTTTATGCTGGATGAAAAAAACTATTGGGAACGTCTAATCGACAGACCAGAACGTTTCGGCAATAAAAAAGCACGTTTTAACTATGGTTTTAAAAATGCTGGCCAAGCATGGTCAGTGCATGAATTGGATGAACTTTGCCGTTTAGGGGAAAAAGGCCAAGCGATCTGGATCACTGAAGGAATCTTTGATGCCATTGCACTGAGTCAGTCAGGTGTGAAAGCCATGTCTTGCCTGTCATGTGTCAACTACCCTTCTCAAATGCTTAAAGCCATCGCTGATCGCTGCCATGAACTCAAAATTGATAAGCCACGTTTACGTTGGGCATTCGATAATGATTCTGCAGGTAAAGGTTACACAGTTAAATGGCATGAACGTTCACGTGCTGAAGGTTGGTCATCGACTGCTGCACAGCCACCTGCAAATGGTGGTAAAAAACTTGATTGGAATGATTTATTTCAGTGGGACAAACTCAACCCTGATCAATTCCCAAAGTACAAACACTATGGTGAATTGCTGATTGCTGAAACTGCAGAAGAAGCAGGTCTTTTAATTTACAACTTCTATGAAGGTCGTCGTCACACGTTCTATTACAACCACAAATTCCGTTTGTACTGGTGGGAACTCGACTATGACAAATTCAACAAAGCAGTTCAGCACCTGGAAGACCGCAACAACGAAGCAGCAGAAAATGGTGGGCAGATCCTGACTGATAAAGAGATCCGTGCTAGTGCATTGAAAAACTGTTCAGCAGCAAAAGAAATTTGTAATGCTCAGATTGAACCGTTGTACTTCCAGCGTAATGAAATTACCGACGAATCTTGGTACTACTTCAAATTGCAAAGCCCATGGTCAGAAGCAAAAACAACTTTTACAGCTGATCAAATGTCATCACGTTCAAAGTTCAAACCACGTGTCATGTCGGTCATGTCTGGTGCAATGTGGACAGGTACAGATATGCAGCTGGAGACATTCATCAAACGTGAAACCGAACGTTTACGTGAAGTCAAAACCATTGATTACATTGGTTATAGCCGTGAATACCAGACTTATATTTTTGAAAAATACGCTGTTCATCAAGGGCAAATCATCCCAATCAATGAGCATGACTTTTTCAAAGTAAAACGTCAGGAAATTAAAACACTGGCAAGTTCACCAGCAATCACATTGAACCCTAAAAAACAGTTTGATCCTTCATGGTGGAATGACTTCCATAAAGTCCGTGGTGCCAAGGGTATTGTCGCGCTTGCATGGTGGATGGGTTCATATTTTGCTGAACAAATCCGTGCCATGCACAGCTCATATCCTTTCATGGAAATTGTCGGTGAAGCCGGTGCAGGTAAGTCACGTTTAATCGAAATGATGTGGAAGTTATCTGGTCGTAAAGACTATGAAGGCTTTGATGCAAACAAATCAACCAACGTGGCGGTGTACCGTAACTTTGCACAGATCGCAAACCTTCCAGTGGTCCTGATCGAAGGCGACCGTAATGACGTGAACGGTAATGCTGTTCAAAAGTCCAAATTTAGTTGGGATGAACTCAAAGATGCTTTCAATGGTCGTGCCATCCGTTCCAAAGGTTTAAAGACGGCAGGTAATGAAACCTATGAACCACCGTTTCGTGGTGCAATTTTAATTTCACAGAACACGGCAATTCAGGCTTCAGAAGCAATTTTGACTCGTACTTTGCACTTGTACTTTGACCGTAAAGGACAGTCACTGGAAACCAAACGCATTGTCGATGAACTGGATCGCATGGAACTCGAAGACGCTTGTACGTTCATGACACATTGCCTGCGTAATGAAGACAAAATCTTGGAGACATACGCATCAAAGTTACAGTCAATTGAAGATCACTATCATGAAATTGGCATTACTCATACACGTATTGCCCTATGTCATGCACAAGTGGCTGCACTGATTGAAGCAATGACCAAACACGTTTTGCCAATCGACTTGGAAGATATGATTGAAGCACAAGAAATGCTTGAACAAATGGCACGTGAACGTGTTGAACAGTTGAATGGTGATCATCCTGACGTTGAGAAATTCTGGGACGCTTACGAATACCTTCAAGGCAATCGTTCACCAGAATGGGGCTTGAACCACCACCCTGCCGATGCTCAAACCGTCGCAATCAACTTAAACGAAATTTACAAAGTGGCTGCACGCAATTATCAGCAGCTGCCTGAAATCAATGAAATGAAGAAATTACTTCGCACCTCACGCAAGTACAAATTCATTGAAAGTAATAAACAGGTGTACTCAGACCGTTTCCCTGCCGATGACGTGGCAGCAGTGAATAAAAGTCGTGAAGCACCAGGGAAACCAAGCCGTAACGTGAAGTGTTGGATCTTCACCAATCCAAATTTAGGGGCAAAAAAATAATGGGTATTAAAAAGAAAGTAACTCTGACTGTTGAAGTCGAAATGGAAATTGAACTAAGTGAAACATTCAACAACTTAACCCCTGAGTTAATTAAAGATATTAATGCTTGCGGTTATGAAGTCTCCAACTCGGATGATCTTTATGTAGCTGCTGCAAAGCTTGTTTTAAATGGTGGTCAAGACTCAGCCTGGGATGTGTTTGGTTTGGTAACTCCTTGCTGGAACAAAGGTCGTGGAAGCATTCCAGATGAAAGCACGTTCTTCGATCGCCTAGATTTATATGTTGAAGATTATGAAATTGAAGAAATAAAGGAGCAAAACGCATGAACGCTCAAACTCAAGATCAAAGCTATTTCAAAATGATCGCTGAACATCAGGACATTTCAGCACGTGTACTTCGCTTACATACTGTTTTGAATCAGCACCCATGCATTCAGCACATGCCAACTGAAGCATGCATCCTGATCAACGAAATGAAAAATATTGTTGAAACTGGCAAAGCACAGCCAGGTGGACTTGAAACTGCTGAACTCAATTTTGACTCTGAATTACCGTTCACAGATCCTGAAATGATTACTGCGCATGAATTTGCCATAGGCGACATCGTGTGGATCCCGGATGAATTTGCACGCTACAGATTTATTGTCAGCAGTCATCAGCGTTTTGAAGTGACTCAGATCGTCGGCAATGATCAGCTGTATGTTTGTCATATCCATAATCCGAACATTCCATTCACTAATAACCAGAAATGCTTCACAGCGCATTTCAGTCATTTTGCCAAATTTGAAGGAGAAACATCATGCGCGGTGTAAATAAAGTTGTACTGGTAGGCTCATTGGGTGCCAATCCTGAAAGCAAAAGCTTTCCAAACGGTGGTTCACTTTGCAATTTCTCCATTGCAACGTCTGAAAAATGGCAAAACAAACAGAGCGGTGAATGGATTGAACAAACTGAATGGCACCGTATCGTGGTCAAAAACCGCTTAGGTGAAATTGCCCAGCAGTACCTGAAAAAAGGTTCAAAGGTGTACATCGAGGGCAAATTAAAAACACGTCAATGGACGGATCAGAACGGTATTGAACGCTACACCACGGAAATTCATGCAGAACAGATGCAGCTGCTCGACTCTGCACCACAGGCAAATGGCTATTAAGGGGAAAGCAATGCAAAAATATTATGAAATTAATGACACAGAAGCTGTAAATAAAATTGATGCGGCTCTTTCTGCTTCAAATAAATTCGATGAAAAGCTTCATTTAGTGGGTGAACAATATAGTGCTGATGGGTATGGCGTTCACAATACGCTATCAAATGGAAAAATCTTCCATCACATTTGGTTTTTTGATGAATCAAAAATTGACAAAACGCTTTTTAAAATTAGCAAAGGCAAGCCAATGGATGGAAAGCCTATTTTTGAAGCGAGACCACGTAAAACGAATAAACAGTTTTATTCAGAATTTATGAAGGATATGAATAACCTTAATTACTCTGATCTGACAACGACACTCTTTGGTGAAGTCATCCGTTATGGAGCTGATTTAGCTTTCCAAAAGAAAGGAAATAAATATTTTGTGTCAGCAAACTTTGACGTTGTTTTGCCCCACATTGAATTGACTGCTAGTCAGTATCAAAGTGTTACGGAGAAAACAAAGAAATGATTAAAGTAACCTCTGACCATGAAAAAGCTGCTGAAGCCTATGAAACTGTAAAAGCCATGAATTGTGAATATGTAAATATCATTGCCAAGGAATATCCAATTTCAGACACAAAAGTAGGCTATTACATTGCCGGTATTTCCCCAACAACCGCTGAAAATGGTGTAAGTCGTGAACAATGGCTGACTGAATTTGAAGCACTGCAACAGGACACAGATAATGACTAACCAGCAACTTGAAAAGCTCAAGGCCGAAAAACCTGAAGGTGCAACCATCGTGGCAGTCAAAGCTGATCGTGTGACCTACTTCAAGGAAGACGGCAAGGATCGTTTGCTGACCTTTAACCGCACCATGTGGGTAAAGACCTGGTTCACACCATTTCACATGAACCTAAAACATTTTGATTTTATTGCTGTTATTTAAAGGGAGGAAAACTAATTATGTCCTGGCATCCAATGGTCAAAGTGGCCAAAGAATTGGGGATTTGTGTGAATACCTTTAAGAAGCATTACATCAAAAAGTATCCTCCGGAGCGTGTTTTCGGAAACCGCAAAGAGTGGAAAGAAACAACACTCGAAGCAATGCGAAATGACACCACGATTGGTACACAGTCATAGAAAAAGGGGCATAATTTATGCCCCTTTTTTTGATTTCTAACCCATACTCAACCGACTTCTAGCCAGTTTCTAGCCTCAATTTAAAAGCTGTTTTACTCTACTTTTCAACCAATTACTTAAAAAATCTCAGTTTTCTAACCTTTTTCAAAAATTTTCATCCATCGATCAACTTCATTGGCATACCAGGTCATTAATTCCACCCGTTCCGACCAGTATTCTGCCCTGTTATAAATGCCCCGGATCTTATTTTTAGGCACATGAGCAATTTGATATTCAATGACATCTTCACGAAATAAGGTCGATTCATTGGCATGTGTTGAAAAAACGGTACGGAATCCATGTGTAGTCATCCGACCAGCATAGCCATTACGCTTAATAATGGCCAATATACTTTCTGATCGGCATGGCATATTCGGCTTTCGCGTATGTTTAAAGATAAAACCATCATCAGTTTTGCGGTCATACATAATTTTAAACAGCGCAAAGGTCTGATCCGTCAGTGGGACTACATGATCACGACGCATTTTCATCCGCGATGCCGGAATGATCCATTCTTTTTTATTCAGATCAATTTCCCCTGTATCCCACCTAGCATGAAGCAACTCTGATATACGAACAGCGGTATAACAGGCAAGTTTTAGTGCAATCATCAAATCATCAGTGACATAGCTTTGCTGCACCTTTGTCCAGAACTCTGTCATTTGATGTGGCTTCAATGCAGCCAGATTTTCAACGTCCTGTTTAGGAATTACATCGCTGACCAAAATACATGGATTCTTTTCAGTGTAATCAGATGCAATCGCAAAGTTAAAAACATCACTTAACAGGCGCAAGGCTCGCTTGGCAGTTTCAATGGTTCCTTTGGCCACAATCTCTTTTACTTTTTTTACGACATCTTTTCGTTCAATTTCATCAACACTGGTGTTAGATAAATCTTCAGAAATGTAATTTAATCGGTAAATCACCGTATATTTATATTTATCACTGGTCCAACGTGGCCCCATGATCGCCAGCCATTCCTGAATGACTTCGCCCAATGTCGGCACATTGATTTTTTTACCACTCAGCTGTGCTTTAAAATCCCGGGCAAGGTTTCGTGCATCCTTACAGCCAATTTCAGGATATTCACCCAATGTTTTTTGATTCTGTTTACCGTGGTGACGATACGACAGTACCCATTTCTTTTTTCCAGATGGAAACACAGAAATAATCAACCCTTCCCCATCTGCAATCGAATAGCGTTTTTCTTGTGGCTTTAAATTTTTTACTTTTAAGTCTGACAACATTTCAAATGTTATACCCGTATAACGTTGGTATAACAT